GGAGGCGCTATTCCCAAGAGTTCTAGCAAAAAGAATTCTTCGGATTAAATAACTAATAAGTAGGTGAGATAATGGAACCAAGCATTCTTTTAAGTGTAAAGAAAGTCCTGGGAATTGCAGCCGAGTATCTCGCATTTGACCAAGACATAATCATGCATATTAATACAGCTCTTTCTACTCTCACTCAGCTAGGAGTCGGGCCAGCTGCGGGTTTTACGGTTGACGATATTGACGATGCGTGGACTGACTTCATCGATCCAACCGATCATCAGTACAATGCAGTGAAGTCGTACGTATTTCTTCGGGTTCGAATGCTGTTCGATCCACCGCAGACATCTTATCTAATCAACGCGATGACCGATCAGATCCAGGAACTCGAATGGCGTTTGAATGTTCATCGAGAAGAGACTGGGTGGGTCGATCCTGATCCGCCCCTCGTTGCGGAGGGTTGATATGCCAGAGCGTGAAAGTGCCCAAGCTGAGCGGGACCGAAAGGACGCTGAGAAGGCTGCAGACAATCTCGAAAGGCAGTACCGGCAAGGCGTAAAGGACCGGCCGAAGTCGAAGGCTGCTCATAAGCCAAAGGCTAAGGATAAGGAAGCAGAAGCGGAGGAGTAAATGGACGCCCCCGCAATTGTAACCGATATTCTCGAGCATCACGGCATCAAGGGCATGAAGTGGGGTGTTCGTCGAAAGGCTACGGTTGGCGGCGGAGTTCAGCCACACCCTGATGCCGCTCGAGCTCGTACAACACACCAGACTCTGAAGAAGCATGGAACTCATGTGGTTTCTACTTCAGATCTGCAGCACTATGCGAATCGACTGAGCACTGAACAGAATGTCAGTCGGCTCCAGTCAAATCAGAAGAACGCTGGTGCAAAGTTCGTAGCCAAAACTCTGGGACGAGTTGGTAATCGAGTCGTTGATAAGGTCATTGACAAAGCGTTCGATGCCAGCCTTAAAGTTGTTCTGAGTAAATAGGAAGGAGGGTTGGCGTGGGTCTGTCGAATACTGCGATCCCGATCTATTATGGTCGGTTTCGTGAGGCAGTCCTCCGAGGAGAAATCCCTGTAAATCGAGAGATTTCGATGGAGATGAATCGGATAGATTCGCTCATCGCTAACCCTAATATCTATTATGATGATAGCGCGGTTGAAGGATTCATTCGCTATTGCGAGGGAGAGCTAACTCTAACAGATGGGTCAGACCTCCATCTTCTTCCTTCCTTCAAACTCTGGGCTGAACAAATCTTTGGTTGGTATTACTTCGTTGAGCGAAGTGTATATGTTCCGACAAAAGATAACCACGGTGGACATTATGAGAAAAGGGAGATCAAGAAACGCCTAACCCTTAAGCAATACCTGATCGTCGCTCGAGGAGCGGCTAAATCGATGTACGGGTCGATGATTCACAGCTACTTTCTTAACGTGGACACATCGACTACGCATCAGGTTACCACTGCTCCGACTATGAAACAGGCTGATGAAGTAATGAGCCCGTTTCGTACGGCGATCACGCGCGCGCGCGGGCCTCTATTTAAATTCCTAACAGAAGGCTCGCTACAGAATACGACGGGATCGAGGGCTAATCGTGTTAAACTCGCCGCTACTAAAAAGGGTATTGAAAATTTCCTTACTGGTTCTCTTCTTGAAATTCGTCCTATGGCGATCAACAAGCTCCAGGGTCTTCGTCCTAAGATATCCACTATCGATGAATGGCTCTCAGGGGACCTACGCGAAGACGTCGTCGGCGCCGTAGAGCAGGGAGCATCCAAACTCGAGGATTATTTGATTGTTGCCATCAGTTCTGAGGGAACTGTTCGAGCGGGTTCGGGCGATACAATCAAGATGGAGCTCGCCGATATTCTGAAGGGCGAATACTACGCGCCGCACGTTTCGATCTGGCACTACAAGTTAGACGAAGTCGAAGAAGTTGCTAACCCGGCTATGTGGATAAAAGCTAACCCAAATTTAGGAGCAACAGTTTCATATGAAACCTATCAGCTTGATGTGGAGCGTGCAGAGAAGGCTCCGGCGTCTCGAAACGATATTCTGGCAAAGCGTTTTGGGATTCCCATGGAGGGTTATACTTATTTCTTTACCTATGAGGAAACTCTGGTTCATCGGCCTCAAGAGTTTTGGCAGATGGCTTGTTCTATCGGCGCGGATCTATCGCAGGGCGACGACTTTTGTGCATTCACGTTTCTGTTCCCTCTTGGGCGTGAAAAATACGGAATAAAGACACGGAGCTACATCACTGAGCTTACTCTGATGAAGCTTCCCGCCGCTATGCGGCAGAAGTATGAAGAGTTCATCAAAGAAGGCAGCCTTCATGTCATGCCCGGAAACATTCTTGACATGATGGAGGTCTATGACGATCTCGATCGGTTTATACAATCATCTGAGTACGACGTTCGTGCGCTTGGATACGATCCGTATAACGCGAAAGAGTTTGTCGCTCGTTGGGAAGGAGAGAACGGACCATTCGGAATTGAGAAAGTGATTCAAGGTGCTAAAACCGAATCGGTGCCATTGGGTGAGATCAAGATCATGAGCGAAGAACGGCTTTTGATATTTGATCAGGCACTCATGTCTTTCGCAATGGGTAATGCTATCACTCTAGAAGATACCAACGGTAATCGAAAGCTTCTGAAAAAGCGTCAGGATGAGAAGATCGATAATGTCGCTGCTCTTATGGATGCATGGGTTGCATACAAGCTAAACAAGGAGGCTTTCGAATAGTGGAGCGGGTTAGCTTAAATACCGTTCTTCTAGCTGTGATTGCGATTTTTATTGTTCTCGCCTATTTCAATGGGTGGGGCAATTAATGTAGGAAGGAGGTGTAAGTGCCGCGAATTACGACCGCGCTAAGACATGCTTGGAACGCATTTTCTAATACAAGTGAACGGCGTCAGGTTTTCGCGCAGTATGGAGATCCGAACTATGGTGGAAGACCTGATCGCGTAAGACTATATTTCCCCAATGAACGTTCGCTAATCTCCTCTATTTATACGAGAGTTAGTATCGATGTTGCTTCGGTTGATATGCGTCATGTACGAACAGATGAGCAAAACCGATATTTGGAAGACATTGATAGCGGTCTCAATAATTGTCTGACGGTTGAAGCCAATCTCGACCAGGCTGCTCGAGCTTTTAGACAGGATATTGTCATGACGCTCTTTGATCAGGGCTGTGCGGCAATTGTACCTGTCGATACCACCCTTAATCCGGAAACAAATGGCGGATACGACATCTTGACTCTTCGCGTTGGCGAGATCAAAACATGGTATCCCTATCATGTCGTAGTCAGTTTGTATAACGAATCAAAAGGTCGACGTGAAGATGTTGTATTGAACAAATCGGCTGTAGCTATCATCGAGAATCCGTTGTTCGCGGTGATGAACGAACCGAATTCGACTCTCCAACGACTTTTGCATAAACTTAACCTGCTGGACGCAGTCGACCAACAGTCAGCTTCCGGAAAGCTCGATCTTATCATTCAGCTTCCCTATGTAATTAAATCTGAGGCTCGACGACAGCAGGCGCAGCAGCGTCGAGATGACATTGAGTTTCAACTTAAGGGTAGTCAATATGGTATCGCCTATACCGATGGTACTGAAAAGATTACTCAGTTGAATCGTCCTGCCGAGAACAACCTCATGGCCCAGGTCGAGTACTTGGTCGACATGCTGTATGGCCAGCTTGGCCTAACAGACGAAATCATGAAGGGGACGGCAGACGAGAAAGCTATGTTGAACTATTGGAACCGAACGGTCGAGCCTATTCTTACAGCCATGGTTGAGTCTATGCGACGCACCTTCTTAACTAAGACAGCTCGAACGCAAAAGCAGTCGGTGTTCTACTTCCGAGATCCGTTTCGGTTGGTTCCAATTGAGAACATTGCTGAAATTGCCGATAAGTTTACTCGTAACGAAATCGTGACGGCGAACGAAATGAGACAGGTTATTGGTATGGCTCCTAGCAAGGAAGCAAAAGCTGATAAGCTAACCAACAGCAACATGCCTGTTCAAAAGCAAGAGCCGCACAATGGTAACGGAAACGTAAACGATCCGGCCATAACTGAGGCATTAGCAAAAGCACGTACCAGGCCTATGTCACTTAATTAAGGAGGAACATTCAAAATGGGAGAAATGGCTACGCCCGACTTTAGCGGCTATGCCACAAAAGCTGGACTCGAATGTACAGATGGTCGGACGATCATGCCGGATGCTTTTAAACATCAGGATACTGAAACGGTTCCTCTCGTCTGGCAGCACGGTCACAGTGAGCCCAGCAATGTGCTCGGTCATGCAGTTCTCGAGCATCGAGCCGATGGCACGTATTGTTATTGTTATCTTAACGATACCGGTCAGGCACAGAACGCTCGAGTACTGGTCCAGCATAAGGACATTAAGTCTCTGTCCATCTATGCGAATGGACTTACCGAGAAGGCCAAGAAGGTTCTCCACGGATTCATTCGTGAGGTGAGCCTGGTTCTGTCAGGAGCCAATCCTGGCGCCCTTATCGACAACATTACGTTGGCACACGGCGATGGCGACATGGTCACGCTGGAAGATGAGGCCATCATCTACACCGGTCTCGAACTTAATCATGAAGATGGCAAGCCTGCGGAAGAGAAGGAAGACGTTGAGCATTCTGCAGAGAATCCGACTATTCAAGAAGTCTATGATTCTATGACTCAGGAGCAGCAGGAAGTCGTTCATTACATGGTTGGTACCGCCCTCGCCGGTGCAGTAGC